GGCTTCAACACGTTCGACACGATCGGGTTGGACAAGATGCCCCCGACGAACCCACCGATGCCTCCGCCGCCTCCCTGCTGGCCCTTGTTCTGCGACTTGAACTGCGCCTTGGCCTGCTCCCACGTCGCGTCGTTCTGAGCCTGCGTCGCGGCCTGCACCGCCCGCTGCTGCTGACTTGCGGCACGCACAGCTCCGACCGGGCCGACCTGCACGCCCCGACCCCGCACCTGACCGCCCTGGGATCGCTGGGCGAGTTGTGCCTGCGCGGCCTTCTGCTGGGCGAAGCGCTGCTGCGCAGCCAGGAGGCTCGTGCTGACCGGCACTACCCGAGGCCACCCTGTTGCATGTAGCGCAGGATCGTCCGCTGGGCGTCACGGGCCGGGGTGCGGCCCTGCGCGGCGAGGTCTCGGGCGGCGAGTTCACGGATGTTGGCCGGACTGTTCTTCGCCCGTTCCTGGTACTGCCGCTGGTACGCGGCGTCACGGTCAGCATCACGGCGAGCAGCGGTCTGTTGTTGGGCGAGTTGACGTTGCTTCGTGGTCTGGTTGCCGCCGACGCCCATCGCGTGGGTGATCATCCGCATCATCGCTTGCTTGACGGCCGGGTTGCCGGTTGACGTGGGCGCATTCCTGCCGTACGCGGTTTGCTGCCGGGGAGACGCGCCCTGCTGCGGGGCGGCGTTGGGCGCGAAGAGCGCAGCGGTGCCGTTACCGGGGTTCGTGTACAGGCCGCCTTCTTGCAGCGCCCCGGCGCCCTGGGTGGTCGGGTCGTAGGCCGGTGCTTGCGGAGCCGACCTGGGCTGGCTCAAGAACCGCGACACGACGTCCGCGTCGGCCCCGTACTGCCCTGACTTGGCGGCGTTCAACTGGCCGGTGAGGCTGTCGGTCCGGAGCGAGTTGGCTCGGTTCGCGATGCCCGCGTCCTCGGCCATGCGCAAGTTGGGGGCCACCGCCCTCATCGCCGCGCCCGTCACGTCGACGTCGCCAGGCAACGTCTCGCCCGAGTAGGTGTCCATCGGGTTGATCAACCCGTTCTTGTTCATCCACTCCTGGATCGGCGTTGCCTGGGCAGGCTGGTTGGCCCCGGCCACCTCGTTGCGTTGCGCCAGCGAGTACTCGTTGAACGCGTCATCCACCTGTTGGTCGAGCACCTTCAACGTGTCGGTGTCGTAGGTGCCGTTGTCACGGAAACCGAGCTTGATGTCGATCGGGCTCTTCTTCGTCTTGATCCCGGTGTAGATCAAGTTGCCCGGCGTACCCGGCGCCGAGGTGGCCAAGCTGTCGAGCAGCGACGTGGTGAAGTTCGGGTTGTAGCCATTGCCACCACCGCCGCCTCCGCCACCGCCGAGGTACGGGCTGCCCGTGGCGTCGAGCCCCATCAGCGCGTTGGGGTCCATCGTCTGCTGACCGGTGGCGACCTGTGCGTTGTACAGCACCGACGGGTTCGTCTGGAGCTGGTTCAGGTTCTTGGTGCCGGTGAGAATCTGGTTGTAGACGTTCTGGCCGACCGGCAGCGGGGTACCGAAGTTGAACTTCGCCGTGCTGAAGTTCTGGCCTGGCATCCCCATCTGCATGTACGGGCTGTTGTAGAGCGTCGACATGTCGTAGCCGAAGCCACCACCGCCGTCCGGCGGGAGGTCGGTCCCGTCGTCGTACCAGTTGCCGTCTTGGTCGTAGGGCACGGCGCCTCCTTATGCGATGCCGAGAGCGGCCAGGTCGGGGGCAGTGGTGCCCGGCGTGGCGAGCAGAGCCATCATCTGCATCGCGGCCTGGCGCTTCTCCGCGGCGAGCTGCTGTTGGAGCTGGAGCTGCTGCTGGGCGTACGCCTGCTGGGCCTGGGTCTGCTGGGTGCCGATGTTGGCCAGGTAGGCGTTGTCGAGCCCACCGATCTGCTGACCGGCGTACGTGCGGGCCTCCTGCGACGCCCGCAACCCTGACGCGTTGTTGGCCTGCTGGTTGGCGCCGAGCAGCGCGAGGACGTTCTGGAACGCCCCGTACCCACCGTCGTTCGGGTTGTTCACCACCGGCGCCGACCCGGCGATGCCTTGGGACTCCAGGTACGGGTTGTAGCTCGGGGCGACCGCGGCCTGCTGCACCTTGACGTTGGCGTACGGGTTGGTCTGGTTGGCCTGGAGCCAGGTGTCCAAGTTGTTGTAGGCCCCCGTGGCCGCCTGCTGGTCCTGCGCGCTGGCGTTGTTCACGTTGGTGCGCATCGTGTCGTACGGCGACTGGTCGAACGGGGTCGCGTTGTACGTGTACGCCCCCGACCCCAGCAGGCGGGTCATGGCGTCGATCTGCGCCTGTGCGGCTGCTGCCGCCGACCCACCGCCACCACCGCCACCTCCCCCGCCACCACGACGACCACCGCCACCGCCACCGCTCTTCTTGGCGGCAGCGCCACTGAACTTGGGTGGTGGCTTCCCAGCAGGCGCCTGCTGACCGGCGTTCACCCCGCCGCTGTTGACGTAGCTGATGATGTCGCTGGTGTATCCCACCGGGTCGGCCTGGTAGGCGGGGTTGCTCTTGTTCCCGGCGACGTACGCCTTGTACGTCGGCAAGTCAGCCAGCCGGGTCGTGGTGGCCGACCCTTGGTTCGGGATGCCCCCGACGTAGGACCCGCCGTAGGCGGGCTTGGCACCGGTAGAGACGACCGGCTTCTTCTTGAAGCCACCGGCGTTACTGAACAGGCTCGTTGCCATGGGTCATCCAAACTGCGGCTTCAACGCCGACAGGTAGCTCGCGGCCATCGCAATCTCCTTGGCCTTGTCGGTCTCCATATCAGACAGCGCTCTGTCCCTCGCGGTGGACAGCTGGGCCTCGGTGAGGTCGTACTGACGCAGGTCGGTCTGCTGGTCGGCCAGCTGACGGTTCAGGTTCTGCTGGTAGTCGCCGACGTAGGTCTGCATCGCCTTGCCGTACACCCCGGACTGCACACCGCCACCGGTGAGCCCACGCTTGGTGTACTGCGCGGTGACCTTCGGCAGGTTCCGGTTGAACTGCGTCTGGTAGTCGGTGATGCCCCGGTCCCCGCGCTGTTGGGAGAGGAACCGGCTGTACGCGTTGGTGGCGCTCTTGGCCGCGTAGTCGTTCTGGATGCCTTGGCCCTGGCGCGTGTAGACGCTGGTGTCAATCGCCATCGGGCACCTCCGGGAGCGGGGCGGGCGGGATCGGGTCGGCGTCGGGCGGCCAGTTCAGCTGCACCACCGCTTGGATGTTGGCGTCGGTGATGACACCCTCGTCGCCGCCTGGGTTCGGGTCCCCGGCGTTGATGGCGTAGGCGTACTCGGCCTCGTAGTTGATGGCCGTGGGCCACAGGAAGTAGCTCAGTCCGAGCGACGGGGTGTTCTTCAACGCCACCGCGAACTCGGAGTCGGCGAACTCGGGCGCCCCGGCGATCGCTTCCTTCATGGCTGCCGCGACCACACGATCCTTCAAGGCTTCGTCGCGGGTGGACTGGGTGATGGTGGTGTAACTCATGGCGTCTGGATCACCCCGAGGTCTTCGATGTAGAAGTGGCCGCCATCGGTGTAGGTGGTCACCACATCACTGCCGTAGAGCATCCCGACGAACGCGGCGTTGACACCGGTCCCGGGGAACAGCCACTCGTGTTGGAACCCCTGGAAGAACGAAGCCTCGCATTGCTGGTAGTCGTCACCGAAGGGAGCACCCGGGTTGGTGCTGAGCCGAGTCCTGAGCTGACCGGATGTCGGCATGGAGTACGCCCGGACGCTCATCGAGATGCGGTACCAGTGGTTGGTCTTCGTCGTCATCGTGATCGGGTTGGTGACGTTGCCCCACGTCTGCGCCGGGATCACCGGGGCAGGCACCATGAGCGAACCAACGGCCACCAGCCGGGTGTAGGCCCCGGGGGCCGGGATCGGGTTGCCACTCTGATCGCCTTCATCGACCTTGCGTTGCATGTTCTCCAAGGCGCGACGGATCGGCCCCGAGTAGATCGATCGAAGCTCAATGGTGCCGGTCATCGGATGATGTCCACGTTCGGAGAATGTGGCGTTATCAGGGTCGACATTTCAGGAGACCCTGATAATGAAGTTGAGCACGACGCTCGGCGGGATGTTGGCGACGCTGCCGTCCTCGCCGGTGGCGCCGGTGGTGAGCGAACGGTCAGCGGCACCGGTGTTCCCGTTGTGGGAGTGGTCCTGACGGTCGGGGCCAGAGGCCAGCTGGCTGAGGTCGTAGTGCGCGCCGGGCAGGAACCCTTCCGCGGCGACCTGCAAGTAGAACTGCGGTGCCGCGGTGTTCTGGTAGACGCTGATGCTCGGTTCCTGATGGTCGTGGCGGGCGCTGGCCCCACCGGTCGAGAACGGGTGGAGGTGGTCGACACCGGGATGGGTGTGCACGGGCACGGCAGCATCGGCTCGTCCAATCGCTCCGCCGATGACGCTGGCCCACGCCCCACCCGGGTAGAAGCCGCAGGCGACACGGCCTTGCATCGCCGGGAGGTTGAAGGTGGTGGAACCGTCCCCGGCCCCGAAGCGTGTGCCGATCACGGTGAACAGTGCGGCGTAGGTGGCCCGGCTGATCGCTTGGCCTTGGGCCAGCATCCAGTTCGCCGGGGCCGCGTCTCCGGCGTACTCCCACATCACCCCGAGCGGGACGGAGTTGTCGACGTACGCCTTGGTCGCTGCCTGGTTCGGTTGCGTTGGTGCGCCGGGCAGTAGCAGCGGCGCCACCATCGCGGTCGAGCCATCGGCGGTGATGGCGTCCTGGTTCGCCCAGTCGACGATGGTGTCGAAGTTCTGGTCGAGCTTGTCGCCATCGGCCGGGATCGAGTTGGCGATCGTGTTCGGCAAGATCAGGGGCACTACCGGAACCTCCTGGGGACGTACTTGAAGATGATTCCGTTGAGGCCCCACGCCACCCCGGGGTTGCCGACGCACAGCACCTGCACGGCACCGGAGCGGCCCATGGTCCCGCCCCGCTCCACCGAGCTGGTCTGGTCGGAGCCGCCGTAGAGGGTGCCGTCGCCCCACACGAAGCCGTGCTTGGTGGGGTCGCCATCGGGCGTGTACGTGGCCGGGAAGTTGTCCGGCGTGTACTGCACGAGGAACGAGCGCTCGGCGTTGTAGTTGTCGAAGTCGTGGAACACCTGGACGTTGACGGTGGTCTCGAACGTCATGCCGCGCAGCAGGAAGTCGGGCCGTCGCCAGCTCTTCTTCCATGTCGGTGCCCCGGCGTCGAGCCACTTGGTGCGGAAGCGGGTGTTGAACGGCACCGGCGTGTTGGGGACCGCCTCGTCGGCGGCGTCGGTGCTGGTCGATTCGAGCTGGAGCAGGTACGGGTACTGGCGGGAGAACGCGATCAGCGGGGTCGCCTGGTCGGCGTCGGTGCGCTCCATGTACGGGCCGGGCACCGAACCGTCACCGCCGCGGAACATCATCCACGAGCCCGGGTCCTGGAGCGCCGGGTCGAACACGAACACCGTCGCGGCGTCGACGGGAGCGGGCGGGGTGTCGTCGTAGGGCAATGAGCACCACAGCCGTCGCCCCATCCATCCCATCCACGAGTTGTTGATCGAGTCGGGGTCGAGTCGCTGGTCCTGGAAGATCGTTCGGATCGGAATCGACAGCTCGCTGATCCCCTTGTCGGTGTAGCCGAAGATGCCCTGCGGCCATGACAAGAAGAACACCGCCGCCTCGTTGCGGGCACACACCTGCTGGCTGAGACAGCCCACTGTCCGGGAGATGTTGGCGACCTCCCACGTGTCGGCGTCGTAGCCGAACACCGCCCACACCGAGTCGGGCTTGAACACGAGCAGCCGATCGGAGAACGCCACCAGGGCAGTGATCCGTTGGCCACCGTCGCGGATGTCGATGTAGTCGGCCTGCGCCCACCGCTGCGGGTTGTTGGGATGCGACCAGCGGATGCGGTTCGGCTGAACGATGTTGTCCTCGTTCGTACCGGCAACGAACATGTAGCCGTGGCTCTGCTCGACCAGATCGGCGTACGGGAACGTGTCGGTGCTGCCCGGCGCGGCGTAGTCGTTCTGCCAGTTGGCGGCGGCACACGGGGTCAGCACGGTGACCATCGAGTTGTCCCACTTCACCGAGCTGTTCGGGTTGCCCCGCACGATGTAGACGCTGTCGCCCCACGACGTGAAGTCAGCGAGGTGCGGCTTGGCGGTGGCGTTCCCGGCGATCGCGGTCCACGCCCCGGCCGTGCCGAGCTTGGAGTGGATCGCACCGGTGCCTGCGGCGGTCTGGTTGGCGACCATCCACACCCGGTCACCAGCCGACGTGGTGTGGGCGTAGGCGTGGCGCGGGTTCCATGGCGTGGCGGGCACGGCAGCTCCGAAGCCGACCCAGCCCTTGCGGGTGTTGATGCCACCGCGGGGGTCCAGCTCCATGTTCAACAGCTCGGGCATCTCGTTGTCCTTGAGCTGGAACGTCTCGGGGCGCAGGTTCACCCCGCCGGTGAAGTCGAACAGGTTGAGGGGCTTCAAGCGGTTCACCATCAGGGACCTGCAATCGCCCCAGCCGCGGAGAGGGTCCACGTACGTCCGCGTGGGTCGACGTACGTGGTTCCCGTCCCCGGGTAGTCGTTGGCGTCGAAGCGCCACACCACGCGGTCCGCCTGCGGCTGCACGATGGTGTTCCCCGCGGTCTGCGCGACGGTGACGGTCTGGCCGCTGGTCGCCGGGAACGTCGAGCCGGTCAGGTTGTACCCGTCGTTCTCGTTGACGTCGAGCACAGTCGTTCCGGCGATCCCGTTGCGGACGATCGTGCGGGCGATGCGACCGGCGAACCATCCTGCCGTGCCGGACGAGAACGAGTTCAGCTCTACCGGTGCCGTGCCCGACCAGATGTTCCCAGTGGCAATCGTGCGGTCGGTACCGAGCTGCGTCCATGTCGTCGGTTCGACGGCAGCGTCGGGCGCCGTGTAGAAGCGCAACAGCCCAGTGGCCGCGACCCGCGTACAGCGGACCCACAGCGCCGCCCCGTTGGCAGCAGTGATCGGCACTGATGATCCGACCGAGAGGTTGTCCGAGCCGGTCGTCGAGATGTTGAGGAGAAGTCCGCCCGAGGTTTGCAGTCGCAGCATGTAGGACGTGCCGAGCGGTCCCCACTTGGCAACGATCACTTGGTTGGCTGCTGGAGTCCAGGTGGCGGGGGCGATGCGGGCAACGATGTCGATGTCCCCGGTCACCCGAAGGGTGGTTGCGTCCGGTACGGACGCATAGTTCCCGGCGACGCCAGGGAACACGAGCCGGGCACGGTTGATCGCCTCCAGCTGCGCCCAGTAGATGCGGCCGTCGAAGAGGGCGCCTGCAATCGGACCGACCCGCACCGACTCGGGCCGGTCCGGGAGTCCCTGCGGCGCGTTGGACGCCTTGGCGGTACGCACACCGTCGACGATCACGGCGCCTGCGGTGCCGCCCCGCGTCATCTCGAACCCGTATGTGCGGTCCGTCCCCAGCGGCGTCACGGGCTGGAGAATGGTGACGTCCGTCGTCGCCGTGGCGGCGAGGTTCGTCGTCGAACCCGCAAGCTGCGATGCGGACGGGTACGTGTACATCATGAATTCGCGCTGCGTCACACCGTCGGCGCCGGACTTGTAAAGGAGCGTCGGGAACCCGGAGCCGAGCGTGTCGATTCGAGCACGGACCGCGAGACGCACGGTCCCGTCTGCAACCGCCATGTCGGGCGTGTCGGGCGTCGACACGTTGCCGAGCGTCGGGTTGAGGTACCCCTTGAACTGCCACGCCAGGCTCGGACCCGCGTACACCCGGCGGGCTCCCGCCAGGTTGAACTTCACCCGGGTGGCGTCCTTGAGCGCGGTCATCCGATGATCACGTAGAGAACGGTCGGGTCCTTGACGGCGAGTGCGTCGTACTGCGCTTGGGTGAGCTGCACCCATGCGCCCTGCGGGCCGGGAGGCCCGGCCACGCCTTGCGGCCCGGTCTGACCGGTGGCACCGACGTCGCCCTTGGCGCCGGTGGGGCCAGCGGGACCAGTGGCACCGATCGGACCTTGGGCGCCGGTGGCGCCGACGTTGCCGGTGGCGCCCTGCGGGCCTGACCCACCTTGCGGACCGGGCGGGCCTTGGATGCCAGCTGGCCCGATCGGTCCCGTCGCTCCGGTGGCCCCGGCTGGGCCGATGACACCCATCGGTCCCTGCGGGCCGGGAGGGCCGGGCGGGCCTTGCGGCCCGTCGATGCCGGGCAGCGACAACAGCACGCCGTTGCTCCCACCGGCCCCGCCGCGCTTCGAGGGGTAGCTGGCGTAGGCGACCTGCTTGGGCGAAATCGGGTTCGGCCGCATGATGATGTCGCGGGCCTGGGCCGAGGACTCCTTGAAGCGGTTGAGGTAGGTGGCTTCCAGCACCTCGTCCTCCTGCTGGGCGTAGCCCAGCGAGCAGGCGTACCAACAGATCGGGATGTGCAGGCGGCGGTCGCAGTCGCATTCGCCGGAGGCACCGACGACGTTGATCCAGTCGGCACCAGCGCGGTAGCCGGTGACGTGCATCGTCATCAGCGACCCCGGCGGGGGTAGCACCTGGAGCAAACGGTTGAGCCTCGTCCACTGCGCCGGGTTGCCGACACCGCCTTGGCCCGGCGGGTACGTCAGCACCGCTTCGCGTCCGGCCATCCGGTCGAGCAGACGCCCGTCCGGGGTGATCATCATCTCGATGTGGCGACAGTCGACCGGCATCTGCGCCCGGCCGTCCCCGTCGAACGGGACGTCCCATTCGAAGGCGAAGAACGGCCAGCGCTGCTCCAGCTCCAGCACCCGGTCGTAACCCTCTTGGAGGTAGGCGTCGAGCACCGGGTCGGGGAGGTCGCTGTCATCGAGGTCCATCTGTGCGCGCACCAAGTCGCGCATCTGCTGGAGGTTCATGACTCCTGCTCGGGGTCACCCTCTGCGAACTTGGGGTCCCACGCCTTGCGGCCGAGCGGGTTGCGGAACACTCCGGAATGCACCGCGCAGTACAGCGAGTTGTTGATCGCCCAGCCCCTGCACGTGTCGTCCTTGGCCCAGCAGCGCTTCTCGCGACCCTCGGCCCGGTACGCCACGTCGGGGTCACCGGGCCGGTCCGACTCGGTGAGCACCTTGGGCTCGTCGTCCTTCGTCTCACCGTCTTTGGGGAGGACGTCCTCGTAATACGGGACGCCGTCGTACGGCGCGGGCTGCACGTCGAGCCCGATGTGGGCTGCGGTGTAGGCGTGGGTGACGCTCTCGTCGAGTCGCCCGTGCAAGGTGTGGGCCAGGACGATGCCCTCGGGCAGCTGACCGGACTCGTGGTACTGCGTGGCCATCGAATGACGGCGTGTTTGTCCCCCCGAGGCAGGTGGCCGGGATGGCTGCTGCCGGATGGCAGTACGGCCTGCGGCCTAGGCCAGCCACCCGCCTCAGGCGGCGCTCTCCAGCTAAGCCGGGACGGCCGGGATGCCGGTCACCACGAAGTGGCGGGCACGGTTGTTCAACGTGAGGTTGCCGTAGGTCGTGATGATCGAGTACCGGGCGTCGACCGTGGTGGCGTTGCCACCGGCCGCAGCCGACAGGCCATCGGAGAACGGCGACTGGGTGAACCAGCGCTGGCTGTGCCCGACGAGGGTGATGTACTTGGAGTTGAGCCCGTAGGCCGTCCCCGCGGCACAGTCCCGATCCCAGTAGATGGGGGCCTGCTTGAACATCAGCGACGTGAACCCGGCGTTGGCCGACTTGACGTCCTGGTAGCGGATGTTCGGGGTCAGCTCGGCCTCGTAGGTCTCGTAGTCGTGCTGGCTCGTGAACACACCGTCGATGACGTCGTTGCCGTTCGAGGCCGAGTTGTACGCCGTGCCGAGCAGGGCGCGCAGGCCGCCGAGCTTCATGCCGGTGCCGGAGCCGGTGACCGACTGCCACCACGTGTTGCCCGTTCCGGCCGAGTCGATGTTGCCGACCGTGCCGGTGGCGGCGATCAGCGCCGCCAGGCCCAAGAAGTCCTTGCCCGAGTTGCCCGTGCCGTTGGCGTAGAGCATCTTGTTGAGCTTCGACTTCATGGTCTCTTCGGCCTGCATGACCTTGGCCCGCAGCAGGTTGATGACCTGCTCTTCGCCGTTGTTCTGTGCCTCTTCGAGGCCCGAGATGGCGATGGTGGCGAACAGCTGGCGCCACGGGTACTCGGCCGCCGAGATGCCTTCCTGGGGCACGATCTGGATGGCGTCCCACTCGCCGTAGGAGCCAGCCTGGCCCTCGGCGTAGATCAGCGGCTCGATGATGGACACGCCACCGGAGAGCTTCCGCACGCTGTTCTTCTCGGTGAGCCACCACAGCAGCGGGCGGCTCTTGAAGACGTTGTCCGCAAGGGTCTTGCGGTAGTTGTCGAGGGTGGTCGACAGCAGGCTGTCGAAGTTGACGTTGCCGGGCACGGGTTACTCCATGAGGGTCAGACGAGACCGTGTTGGCGCTTCG